AAATCTTATACTGAAGCGATATTTCAAACAGGACCAAATGATGAATTGGCAAGGACAAAGATCTACCTAGCCTATCAGATTTTAGGAAAGTTTGGAGACCATTTCCGTACTGTTATGGAAACAGGTCAACTTGCAAGTAAACAATTAGAAGAACTTCGCAAGAAAAAATAGCACCACCCATTATGGAGTGCTTATATAACACCAACCACAGAGGAGTGTAACCATGGCATTAAAAGATGCACACTTAGGACCAAAAGCTATGGCAGTTAATAAAGCTGCTGAAGCTATTAAAGGTCTTATGCAAAAGAATAACGATCAAGAACCAGAACCTATTGAAGAAGCTGCACCTGAAGCGGAAGCTCAGTCAGCAGAAGTTCCAGTAGAGGAAGTAATTGAACAACCTTCTGAAGAAGCATTGCTTACAGAAGAAGTAACTGAAGAAGTTACAGATGAAGCTGAACAAGATATTAATGAAAGTTCACAGGAGCAACCAGCTTATACTGTCAAAGTTGATGGTAGTGAAATGGATGTCACCCTAGATGAACTACTTCGAGGGTATCAGAGAGAAGCTGATTACACACGCAAAACGTCAGAACTATCTTTAGAGAAATCAAAGGTCAATGACATGATGCAACAATCTCAATCTGAGATTAATCAAAAATTGTCTAAACTAACTGAGCTGACTACAATGGCTCAACAGGAATTACAAAACGAGTATAGTAATATAGACTTTGAAAAACTTTATGAGGATGATCCTACAGAAGCAGCTCGTCTTGAACACAAGATGAGAAAGCGTTCTGAGAATCTACAGAAAATTCAAGAGGAAACTAAAGCTAACCAGATGCATGAATTTACTAAGTATGTTCAAGAGCAACAAACAAAGTTATCTACAATGGTTCCAGAATTTAATGATCCAGCTAAAGCAACTAAAATGAAATCTGATATGAGAACCTATCTAACTAAGTTAGGATATGGGGATCAAGAGATCAATAGTATTTATGATGCAAGACAAGTCTTGTTGATTAAAGATGCTATGACATATGATAGACTTAAAAAATCAAATGTTAAAGTTACTAAGAAAGTTGCCCAAGCTCCTAGAGTTGTAAGACCTGGTGTTGCTAAAACTAAAGCAGATGAGTTATCAAGGACAAGAAAAGATAAACTAAATCGTCTGAAAAAGTCTGGGCATTATAAAGATGCTGCAAAGATTTTTAAGGACTTTCTTTAATTAATAGGAGGCCTTATGGCACAACCAACAAACTTGTACGATACGTACGATACAAAAGGTATTAGAGAAGATTTAGTAGATGTAATTTATAATATATCTCCTGAAGATACTCCAATCCTTTCTGCTATCCCTAGAGCGGTAGCAACATCTACATCACACGAATGGCAAACAGACGCACTTGCTGATCCTGCTGCTAACGCTGTGATTGAAGGTGATGACGCAACAATAGATGCTATGTCAGCAACTGTAAGAGTTAAGAACTATACGCAAATTCAAGACAAAGTAATTGCAGTTTCTGGTACTCAATCATCTGTTGATGCTGCAGGTAGAGCTGATGAAATGGCTTACCAAATGGCTAAAAAATCTAAAGAACTTAAAAAAGATATGGAATTTGCAATCGTTGAAGAAAACGTATCTGTTGTAGGTTCTGCAACTGCTGCTAGAGAAATCGGTTCTCTATCAACATGGATTAAAACCAATGGTGATGCTGGTTCAACTGGTGCTTTATCTACTGGCTTTAATGCTTCAACTGGCTTAACTGCTGCTCCAACTTCTGGAACAGACAGAGACCTTACTGAAGCAATATTAAAGACTGTTATCAAAGAAGTATATTCTTCTGGTGGCGATCTTGATATGCTGGTAGTTCCACCATCAGTAAAACAAGTAATCTCTGGATTCAATGCAAACACAACTAGATTTGGCCAAGCTGAATCAAGAACTGAGTATGCAGCGATTGATGTTTACGCATCAGATTTCGGTGATTTACAAGTTGTACCAAACAGAGTTATGGCAACAAGTAACGGAAAAGAATGTTTCTTAATACAGTCTGATATGTTAGGTGCTGCCTACCTAAGAGATTTCCAAGTGAATGACCTTGCTAAAACAGGTGATTCTGAGAAGAAACAACTCTTAGTTGAATGGACACTTGAAGTTAGAAATGAAGCCGCACACGGTATCATTTTGGACATCAACCAATAATACTAATTAGGTGGGGGAGCTTCGGCTCCCCTCCTTTTATTTAAGGATAAAACATGAATAAAGCTCCAACAACATTTAAACCAGGTGCTACACAAACTGTAGCTGTAGGCGCATCATCTGCTGCATCTAATGCATTTAATGCACAAACAAGAGATATTAGAATTGTTACTACTGTAGATGCTTATGTAGAAATTTCTTCTGCACCTACTGCAACCTCATCATCATTTATATTACCAGCATTTACTGTTGAATATTTTAGATGCGCAGGTTCTGATAAAGTAGCTGTATTAAGAGTAGGTTCTACAACTGGAACTTCAAGAGTAACAGAACTTAGTCAGTAATGAGACCAGGATTTATTTCATTACGAAGTCAGGATAGATACCGTAACCGTAGGACAGATGTACCTAATGATGCTCTGATCCTAGAAGATTTAACATATTTATTATTAGAGACAGGAGACAACATCATACGTGAAGATGGTGTTGGTGTTTCTTATGAGACAGGAACTCCTATTCAAAACTAATGAGAAAAGCAAAGTCTTATCAAGAACACGAAGCAGGCGTAAAGAAAAGAACTTCTATAGGTCATAGTGTTAGATCAAGACCTAAGAATAAACATAAACGAAGAAGTTTTAAAAAGTACATTGGTCAAGGCAAATGACATTTGAAGAACTTGTACAATTATTAAAAGAGAAAGAAAAACTTTCTAAACCTAAAAAGAAAAAGAAAAAGAGGATTAAACATGGCTGATAGTAAGATTAGTGATTTGACAGCATTGACAGCTGCTGCTGCTGCAGACGTACTACCTATAGTAGACACCAGTGCAACTGCCACTAAAAAAATAACAATCACCGATCTATTTACAGGTGCTGTATTCAATGAAGATGGTGATAGTGTTGACACAAGATTTGAAGGTAATACTAAACAAGATTTATTATTTATTGATGGTAGCGAAGATAAAGTAGGTATTAACTTTGATAGTCCTGCATTAAGACTTCATGTAGTAAATGATCTAGCATCAAGTCCAGTATATGCAACTACTCAATGTGCTGTATTTGAAGATGATAATAGACCAGGTATTCAAATGGCTGGTAGTGCTAATAACATAGGGCTTATTGACTTTGGAGATAATGCTGCTTCTAACTCTGGTGGTATTGTTTATAAACACGCATCAGATTCATTTGCTTTTGTTGCTGCTGGTGATGAACAGGTAAGTATATCTAATGGTGTACTTGGACCAATTACAGATTCAGATGTAGACTTAGGTACTTCCTCTTTGTACTTTAAAGATGCATTTATTGATACTATTACAACTACTGGTGCTATCAATGGCTTTGCTAAAAGATGGACTGCATACACTGCAAACTTTACAGCAGTAGCTGGAGACAGAATACTTGCTGATACATCTGGTGGAGCATTTACAGTAACACTACCTGCATCCCCTGCAGTTGGTGATGAAATACATATATTAGATAGTGCTGCATCATTTGATAATAATAATTTAACAGTTGCTAGAAATAGTAAAAAGATACAAGGATTAACTGCAGACTTAACTTTAACAACTGAGAATACAGGTATTGGACTTGTCTTTATGTCTGACACTTATGGTTGGAGAGTATTAGTTGATGCTTATGCAGTAGATACAACAGAACTGTAATATGGCAGATATATATAATCCAAATCAAGATATACACATAGATAGAGCTAGTAGAAAACTTGTAGTAAGAAAACAACAAGATACTAATCCTATACTAGAAGATAATAAAGTAGCTCGTAATCATAGAGCTAACGAACAAAAAGGTGAGTTACAAAGAATAGCTCAGATACCTTTGATTGCATTACAAATTAAAACAAAAGAACTGTTTGGTCATTCTAATTGGTATTCTTTACACAAAAGTGTTAAGAAAGAAATTATTAAAAAGATGGTTAACAGTAATGAATTTCAAAACTTTAGAGTAGGAAGCAAGAGGTTATAATGGCTTTAAATAATTATGCTAACTTAAAAACAGCTATTGCTAATTTCTTAGCACGTGATGATTTAACTTCAGAAATAGATGACTTTATAGATTTAACTGAAGCAGACTTTAATCGTAGATTAAGAATACGAGCTATGGAAACTGTGAATACATCTTTTACTATTGATGCAGAAACCGAAACATTACCTACTGGTTTTCTACAAGTAAGAAGTTTTATTTTAACAAGTACAACTCCTGATAGAACATTAGAATTACTTAGTCCATTTCATCAAGCAAGTTTATCTGCTAATGATACAACTGGTACACCTAGAACATATAGTATTGAAGGAACTAACTTTAGATTTCAACCTATACCTGGTACTGCAGTTACAGCAAGATTAACTTTTTATAAAGCATTTGATGCTATAGATAGTTCTACAACTACTAATCACATACTAACTAATCATCCTGATGTTTACCTATATGGTGCATTATACTTTGCCTCTACATTCTTACGAGGTATGGATCAACAATCTGTTGCACAATTTAAAGCACAATATGAAGGTGCTATTAAACAAGTTGAAGATGCAGATGATCTAGATAAATATAATGGCACACCATTAATACAAAGATCAGGTATTAATATTAATAATTTTGATAACGTAAAATAATGCAATTACCTTTTGGAGAATGGCTGCCTGATTTACCAGATCATATGAATCCTGGCTCTACACAAGCTAAGAATGTATTTCCTGCTGTAAATAGTTATAGACCATTTAAAAATATATCTGTTACTTCTAGTAACGCAACTGATGCAAGAACGCAAGGTGCTAAAGCTTTTAAGTCTGATAGTGGAGTTGTATCTATATTTGCTGGTGATGCTACTAAACTATACAAACTAACATCTAATGCTTTTGTAGATGAAAGTGGTGGTACTACATTTAGTACAGATACT